AGAATAAAATTATAAAGGAGAACATATGGCAACAATAAATCTAGGAAATATAAAATTTAATTGGCAAGGTGCATACGCAGGTGGAACAGCTTATGCTGTTGATGACGTTGTATCTTACAATGGATCTAGCTACATTTGTAAGTTAGCATCTACAGGCAACTTACCTACTAACAATACATATTGGGATCAGATGTCATCTGCTGGAACAAACGGCACAAATGGTACTGATCTTACAACAACATTAACAACTCAAGGCGATTTAGTTTATCGTGATGGTTCAGGTCTTCAAAGACTTGGTGCAGGTACAGCAGGACAAGTATTACAAAGTGGCGGAGCTGGTGCAAATCCTAGTTGGACTAATTTGTCTAGTGACTTTGTTAAAATTGCAGAACACGATTTTGCTGTAACTAATGGAAATGGTGTAACTTTTGATAATATTTTTGATTATTCAACTTATTCAAGTTATAAAGTAATTGCATCAGGAATATCCTCTAAACCAAACAATACAACTACTTGTGAGGCTTATTTTAGAACTGGTGGTGCATCAGGTTCAGATTTAAGCGGAAATTATGGTTATGTTAAAATAGGTGCATATAGAGAATGGAATGCTGTTTGGAGTAATAACACAGCAGACTACGACCAAAACAGAACTTATATGACTGTTGGAGCTTGGGGTGGTGGTCATTCAAGTTGGGCTGGTGGTGCTGGTCAAGGCGGTTTTGATGCTGTAATTACTGGAGCTCAATCAGGTGTAATGACAGCTTTACATAGTCAAATTGTAGGTGGTCTTTATGGAAATGTACCTTATTTTGCAAATGAAAGTTTGCACTATTGCAATCAAAGTACAACAGAAGTTACTGGTATAAGATTTTTTCAAGGAAGTTCTTATATTTATACTACAGGTAGAATTTCTGTATATGGAATTAAATAAGGAGTAAAAAATATGCAACAAATAAAATACAATAAAGAATATCCAAATGGTGTTTTAGTAGATTTAACAGCAGAAGAACTTGCTAATAATGAAACTGCAAAAAAAGAAGCAGAACAAAGAAATCTAGCTGAACAACAAGCTAAAGCACAAAAAGAAGCTGACGCACTTGCTGGAAATAATAAGTTATTAGAACTTGGTTTAACTCAAGCTCAAGTAACTGCTATGACAGGGTACACACCACCTGCGGAGGTATAATCCGCTATGACTAAAGCTAGAGATTTAGGTTCATTATTAGGTGCATCAAGTCAAATAGACAATACTAAAATCACACTAGATGCTAATGAGATACCTGCTTTAGATACTTCTAAAATTACTACAGGAACATTATCAGCAGATAGAATAGATAATAATTCTTTATCTAACGTAACAGCTTTACCATTTAGTGCTGGTACAGATTGGCAATCTACTATTGTTACAGGTTCAACTTTAACTGCGGTTGCTGGAAAAGGTTATTGGATTGATACAACATCAAATGCTTGTACAATTACTTTACCAGCTAGTGCAAGTGTTGGCGACTTTATAGAATTTTCTGACTACGCAAGAACGTGGGGAACAAATGCAATTACAATAAATCAAAACAGTTTAAACTATCAAGGAGCTACTTCACCTAATCCAATTTACGATACTAGTGGTCAATCATTTAAAATAATTTATTCTGGTTCAACAAAAGGCTGGATACCATCAACTGATGATGATGTTACTTATGAAACACCACCATCATACACAGTAGATTTTTTAGTTATTGCTGGAGGAGGTGCTGGTTCAGGTAATCAATATGCAACAGGTGGCGGTGGCGGTGGTGCTGGCGGATATAGAAATTCTTATTCTACTGAATCATCAGGTGGAGGAGGTTCATCTGAAACTTCTTTAACATTTAGTGCTGGAACAGTTTACACAATAACAGTTGGTGCTGGTGGTACTGGTGCATACAGAGGTTCAACATCAGGTTCAAATTCATCAATATCAGGAAGTGATATTACAACAGTTACCTCAACAGGTGGTGGTGCTGGTGCTGGAGGTAATAGTTGGCCAGCATTATCAGGCGGTTCAGGTGGTGGTGGTTCAAATGATAATACAACAGGTGGTGCTGGTACAGCTAATCAAGGTTATGATGGTGGCGATTGCGGAGAAACAAGAACTGGTGCTGGTGGTGGAGGTGCTAATGCTGTTGGTGCTGATTCAACTTCTACAAATGGTGGTAATGGTGGAAATGGTTTAGCTTCATCTATTACTGGTTCATCAGTAACAAGAGCTGGAGGAGGTGGAGGAGGTTCTATTGATTATAGTACTACAACAACTGCTGGAACAGGAGGTTCAGGTGGTGGTGGAAATGGTGGTAAATCAGATTCAGGAGGAAGTAGTGTTGTAGCTTCAACTGCTGGAACAGCTAATACAGGAAGTGGTGGAGGAGGTGCAACAGGTAATGGTACTGCCTTAGGTTCTAATGGTGGTTCAGGTGTTGTTATTCTTCGTATGGCAACAGCAGACTATACAGGAACAACAAGTGGCTCTCCAACTGTTACAACAGATGGAACAGATACAATTTTAGTTTTTAACGCATCAGGAAGTTACACAGGATAATATTATGGCACATTTTGCAAAATTAGGAACAGGAAACATAGTTGAAAGAGTTGAAGTGGTATCTAATGATATTGCTACAACAGAACAAGCTGGAGTAGATTTTTTAAATAATCTTTATAAATCAAGAGATGTTTGGAAACAAACTTCATACAATAGTACAATTAGAAAAAACTTTGCTGGTATTGGTTATAAATATGACCAAGCAAGAGACGCATTTATTCCACCTAAACATTTTAATAGCTGGATTCTAAACGAAGATACTTGTCTTTGGGAAGCACCTGTTGCATATCCTAATGATGGTCAAGATTATAAGTGGAATGAAACAATACAAAATTGGGAATTAATAACAAAGGAGTAAACTATGTTTGATAATTGGTTTAAATCTTGGGAGGATATGTATTCTTACAAGACAGTTAAACAAAACATTAATAAGTATAACCAAAAAATTATTAACTTTTGGAAAGACTTTTATAATGATGTTTTTAATAACATTAAAAAAGATCCAGAATAATGAAAAAAAGAAAATCAGCTACTGTAACTAATATTGCACAACAATCATTAGGTATTAGACTTTCTTCGCACGAAAAAATTTGTGCTGAAAGAATGAAAACTCTTATTAAGTCTATTGACGAATTAAGAAAAGAAGTAGCTGAATTAAAAGATTCAGTATCAAAAGGAAAAGGAATAGTAGCAGCATTAGTTTTTATAGGTTCTCTAGCAACTGCTGTTATTGGTTTTTTTTCTTTTAAATGAAATTTTTTTTAACATTGTGGCTTTGTTCATTTTTAAGTAATGAATGTACAGCTCCAATACAATCACCATTAGCATACAACACTTGGAAGGAGTGCGTTGAAGACGCTTACAAAACAAGTATTTTAATCCTTGCAGATCAAGATAATAATAATGTAGAAGAATTTAGATTGGCTACAAAATTTATGTGCAAGGAAGATAATGTCATTTAAAGGACACAGAGTAATAGTAATAGGTGATGCACACGACTCACCTCATATATCTCAAGATAGATTTAAATGGATTGGTAAATACATTAAACAATCTGAGCCAGATTACATAATACAAATTGGTGATTGGGCATCATTTGATAGCTTAAGTTTTTTTCAAAAAAATTCTTCCCAAGCAGGAAAATTAAAAGATGCCTATATGGTTGACATAAATTCTATGAGAAATTCTATAGATTTATTAGACAAGTATATAGACAATGACAGAATACCTAGACACGTAACATTCGGTAACCACGAACAAAGAGTTTATAAGTTTGAAGAAAACATACCAGAGATAGCAGGTATGATGAAAAAAGAATTACACGATTCATTTGATAAACGTAATTGGAAACGATCTCCTTATGGAGCATTTAAAAATATAGCAGGTGTTTCATTTACACACTGTCCTCTTAACATTATGGGTAAAGAGTATGGTGGTAAAAATTGCGAAGTACAAGTAGCTAATGATGCTACTAATGATATTGTCTTCGGACACACTCATAAATTTAGAGATTGGAAAGCTCCAAAGATAGGAGATAAAAATTATGTACGAGTTGTAAATGTAGGTTGTGCGTTGCCTTTTAATCACGTTGAAGATTATGCTAAGTTAAATCTAACTGGTTGGTCTTGGGGAATTGTAGAACTCGGTATCTGGGATAACCATATACAAGAGAGCCAGTTTATATCTATGGATAGATTGGAAAAACAATATGGATTATAGCAAGTACAAAAATTTTTCTGAAAAAGAATTTAATTGTTCTCACTGTGGCAAAAATAAAATGCAAGAAGTTGTTCTTGATTTTATTCAAGCTTGGAGAGATCATATAGGTGAGTCGGTAAAAATTAATTCTGGATATAGATGTGGTGAACATAACAATGCTGTTAGCAGCACAGGTACAGATGGCCCACACACTAGCGGATTAGCAATTGATATTTCTACTACACCACAATTACAATATAAACTAATAGACTTTGCATTACATTATGAACCTAAACCTACTGGTATAGGTATTGCAAAAACATTTACTCATCTTGATTGGCTTACAGTAGATATAGATCAAAAGTATGTAGTAAGACCTAACGTATGGAAATATTAATATGTGGAACTTATTACCTACACTTCTTAAAACTGGAGTTGATGTCTTTAATAATAGACAAGAATCTAAAAGATTAGAATCTTTAGCTGAACGTAACTATATGGAACGTGTTGCTAAAGGTGAAATTGAATATCAAAAAGCTGTTATGGATAATAACAATCAAGGATGGAAAGACGAGCTTGTCCTTATAATAGTTGTTTTGCCAATTATAATTTTAGCCTGGAGTATATTTAGTGGAGATCCGGAAGCTAAAGAAAAATTAGATTTATTTTTTCATTACTTTAATAACTTCCCAGAATTTTATAAGTGGTTAGTGTTAGGAATTTTCAGCAGCATATATGGTTTGAAACCAGGAATGGATTTGCTTAAAAAGAAATAACAAGAAGTAAATGGAATTTATTAACGAAGGTTCTTTTCAAGAATACGATTACAATCAAGAAAATGAAGAATGTGAATGGAAACAAGTAACTGAATATTGGAGGTTACATAATGAAAAAAAAAACTTGGAAGAAATCTAAAAGACAAATTATAATTGATATTGGGCCTTGCAAACATTGTGGCAAGGATATGGTCAATACTGAAAGTTTTGTAATTTTTGCAGATAAGAGCAAAGCTCACTATATATGCTACAAAAATGACCACGAAAAAGGCTCTGAGAAGCCTCAGAATTGACGAAATAGGCTTTTCCTATACCCAAGTACCCTTAAAATAAGATGTTAAAATTTAGGGGGTTTATGACAATCTACCGCCATTTTCTACAAAGTGTTCAGATTCTAGCTCTGCTAATGCACCTTGTAGTAAATCTATGGCAAATTTTCTATTATTATAACTAGCAGCAAGGCTCATAATGTTGGAAGCTAAAGCAACCTGTGCGGCATCAATACCCTTACCTCTTAAAAGATCTATTGTAACTGTGTCTGCAATATTATCATAAATAGTTATGACTTCATCATTGCTAACTTGTCTTTGTTTAAATATATCTTTTAAGCTTAATATAGTTTTCATACTATAGAATCTAGTATGATATTCGGTATCAGTCACCTCACCGAAAAAAAAAATAATTAGATTATAAGCAAAGGCTTTTTTATCATCCTAATTACCCCAGGAATAAATTTACTCTAGCTTCTCTGGGTACACGAATTAGTCGTATCTAGATACCTTTGCTTACAATACACACAACATTGTAATCAATTTACAATTAGGTAACTACTTAAAGGTGAGTTACGTTAACCTACTAGAATTGATCGTCAAAATCACTATCAGACTGTGTAGTCGTTGTTGACGACTGTGTAGTCTTTGTAGATGATTTATCTCCAATCAATCTAATACTGCCTGTGTATCGAGGTACAACAACCTCTGTCACAATTCTGTTATTTCCGTTAAGGTCTTTATATTGTCTAGTTTCTAATTCACCTTCACAATATAACTGAGTACCCTTCTTAGCAAACTTTTGCATATTCTCTGCAAGTCTTGGATCAAATACAACTACTTTATGCCAAGTAGTTTTTTCTGCCCAATTGCCTTGCTGATCTTTAAACTTTTTATTAGTTGCTAAAGATAAGTTTGCAAAAGCTTCTCCTTTCTTTGTTTCCTTGATCTCTGGATCAGCTCCAAGACGACCTATTAACATTACTTTATTTATCATTTTTTAGCTCCTTTGGATTAATGATTTTTATATTACTTGTTGCTTTTACTTTAGGTTTGTTTCTAAGTTCATCAGGCATTTCATCCTCTGAATAAACAAATCCGTGTAAACCTAGCAATTTAAGAACGCATCTATCATAAGCACGTTTCTCTGCCATTGCATATGGATAAGCATTTTTTGTATTCTTAGGTGAAGACTCACCATAAGAAACTACAAATATAGATTTACCATCTTTAACTAGTTCAGCAGTACATCTAATTACAACAATACCATTAGCAGAATTAGTTTCTATTTCTTTATAATGATATTTAATATCGTTTTCTGCACCTGCTTGTTCAATGTATCTATGATACATTACCCAAGTTCCGTGGCAATCCCATAATGCTTTATATTCACCTTGCTCATTTTTTTGATCAAGATTTAATTTTTTAAGTATAGCTAATGCTCTACTGTCTATTGGTTTACCCATTTATATTCCTTTCGTTGTATATTGTTCATTAACATAAGTTTTACTTACTACATAAACATAAGCAGCTCGACCACTACCATTCTTACGTTTATCTTTTCTTTCTATCTTACCTTGTTTATATAGTTCTGTTACTCTAGGTCTAACTGTAAAAGGACTTAAAGATAACAACTCTGATACTTCATCAGCAGTAGCTCCAAAATTTCCTTTATTACATATTACGTCAAACACCTTTCTTCTAATAGTTTCTGCACCTTCTTTAATAAGTTCAGCAGCTTCTATTGAAGTATCAACTTGTTGACTCCCTGGTGAGTAAGGGTATGATTTGTCTTCCGTCATTGAACTCCTTTAGTTTAATATCAAAATTTTTAAATTCTACAAAATCAGGTGGTGGTGTTTTAGTTTCAACTAAATGCCAAAACAAAACTTCAGCAGCTAATAACTGTTCTTGAAATTCTTTATCTGGCAATACTTCAACTAAACCATATTTCATATTACCAAAAAAAATTGATAAATAAATTTTATCAGCACCATACACCATTAGATAATGTTGCAATTGTGCTTTATATTTTTCAGCAGTTTTAACTTCATTAGAAAAAGCATTAGTATGTTTACATTCTAACAATGCTTTTTTTTCTTGAAGTACACCATCTATATTACAATACATAAATGGATATTTTTTAGATGTTATAAATACTTGTTTGCCTACAACTTTAATTCCTGTTTGTTTTTCAAACCAACTAATATTAAAGTCTTCGGTATGGATTCCCATTTGTACTGGTAAAACATCAGAGAGATCTACTGCTTCTTTTTCTCCAATTTTTTCTAGATACAAATCGTACCATTCACCTTGATATATTTTGGTAGCATCACTACCACCTATACCTGTTTTGCGATCAAAATTTTCTTTCATATATTATATTTATCTTTCTGTTATTAATATAATAACCACTAATCTGTTTGCATTTTTTGATGTATGTTTCTAAATTGCAATCCCATTTTAGTAGCTTTATATTTTTTTTGTTCTTCCCATTGTTTCCTTTTCTTTTCATTAGCTATCCTTCTAAGTTTATCTAATTCTTGTAATGTTTTATATGGTATTTTATTATTGATTAACTTATCTGCAAACTCCATATAAGTTTTTTCATTAAACTCAATTGTACTATAGAACTTGAGCAAAGACATTTGCCAAGCTTGTTGTCTTACGTGATAAGGCGTAAAATCAATTTCCGTTTTCTTCTTTATTTTTTTCATCAGTAAATGATCCTTTTTCAAATACTTCAATAGCAGCTTTTAATCTTTTATTATCTGCTTTGAATTTATCAAATATAGTTTTTGTTTTAACCAAATAATGAATAGCATCTAACAATTCTTCAATTGTTTCATCTACCCATTCATTAATAGGTCGGTCATTAGCTTCCATTGTAACACCAAACTTATTCATACCTTCTATGTGGCGTTTAACAATTAGCTCTATGACTTCATTAACTATTGGATCATTTGTTAATTCACTAGAATCAATTATTGGATTAACTGTCATTGTTTTCCTTTTTCTCTTAAAGTTATTTCTGCTCCAAGGGCTTCGGCCCAACAACAGAATAACCAACCGCTTGGTTTTCTTATACCACATTCCCATTTTGAAACAAGACCTTTGGCAACACCAAGTATTTCATCCATTTCTAATTGAGATATGTTTCGTTTCTTTCTTAAAGAAACAAATTGCGGTATCACTTGATTATGAAAATGTTCTCCTAGTGATTTGTTAGCCATATACTAGGAATATGAATATTTTTAAAAATGTCAACTATATATGGTAGGTGAGATTTTAACCCCACCTACCCCATAACTTGGAGGTTACGGATTCCTAAATACGTTATTTTCTATAAATTCTCTTACATCTTGGTCGGTATCTGCTGGAGTTAATTCCACAGGTTTATCCAGAGTATAACCTGCGTGTTCTAATGGTAAGAAGAATGTTAAAGGTTTTTTAGTATGTTTACTTATTTTTAGTAAACTACATAAAGGTACTCTATTAACAGCTCTTTCATACTTTTGTATTTGTTGAAAAGTTACTCCAATTAGTTTGCCTAATTCAGTTTGAGTAATTTTTCTATGCGGTAACGATCTAGATTCTAAAATACGTTTGCCTACATATTCATATAATTGGTTATCATTATACATTACCTTTTCTCCTTGATGCTTCTAATGTTCTCCATATATCTATTTTCATTTCAGCAGTTCTTCTTTTATTTTTTAATTTAAGAACTTCTATATTGAGAGCATTAATTGTTTTTATTGAGTTAACATAACTTTCGGAAGCGTAATAATCTTCAACTGCTTTTGACACAGATTTATCAGATACATTAACATAACTTCCTTTGTAATGTTTAATCATATCTTGCTGATATTGTAACTCCGCCGTAGATTCGGCGAAGTCATTATCTGTTTCAGCAAGAAAGTTTATTTCTTTCTCAATATCCATTATTTACTTTCTATTTGTAAAAATGATTTAGGTGCAGCAACTGGAATACCAGATTTTTCAAATGTTGAACCTAAATATTTCCAAACTTCCATTATATCTCTACCAGAGTATAACACGTTTTTAGCTTGTTCTTCAAGAAATTCTAATTCATCTTTTACTTTAAATTTAGGTAATTTCTTTACAGCACGTTTTGTTTCAAAAGAACAAACTTGTTTAAGTTCTCCTTCAACATCATCATATTGTTTAATGTCATCAAGTCTGTAATCATTCCAATCTCTAATTTTTGACCAAGATTGTAATTTTTCAACTAATGCTTCTTTAGCTTTATATTCAGCACGTTTAAGTTTATCTTCATAAGATTCTTTTGATGTAAGAAAATTACGAAGTTTAACACTTGCTTCTTTAAAAGCATTAATCTGTTTTGAAATGCCTAACTTTTGAACAAAAGATTTATAATTTTTTTCTGTTTGTTTTTGAGTTTCGGCTTCAATAGCAGATTGTATTTCTCTGCTTCTTTCTTGAAACTTATCTTTAATAAGTCTATCAAGATACTCTAACTCGTTTTTACGTATTGGTTTCATATTGTTTCCTTTCTGTTACCAAACTGATTTTTGATCTTTATAAACATTTCCTGTTTTATCATTTGACATAAATGTTGATTCTTCATAATCGTCAGTAAAATCACCACTAGCAGTGTCAATTGTTACTGTTCCGTGAACTGAATAATCACCAGCAAATGAACCCCATTGATTTAACCTATCGTAATCTCCGTGAACTAGTCCAATAAAGTCATCATCATCAAAAGATTTATCATCTTCTGTAATTTCTAAAACTTTATCCCAATCAACTAATTCAGATTTATCACCTTTATAAAAGGTTAAATCTTGAAATGATCCGTCATCATTACCACCATCATAAGCAATAGTTATTTTAGTATAACCATTTTTATGTAATGCTTTGATAACGTCTTGTATGTTATCTGTGTCTATCATAGTTTTGGTTGTCCTTTCATCATCCAAGGTTGAGCTTTAATATGAACAATCCAATCTTGAAAACTAGGAATCCATCCTAGATCTTCTTTGATATGTTGTTCAGCTATTAATCTGACTGGTACTTGTTTACCATCAGAATTTGTTATTGTAGTACCAAACTCTCGTTCGGCAGCAAAACACCCTTCAGCGTGATGCCTTAATGCTCTATGCGTAAAGTGTGCTACAATTTTTTTTGATTCATCAAACCAATTATGTATGGGTTGGTAGTCCTCTGGTTTACCACCCCATTTTTTTACGGATGATAAACTGTGATAATAACAGTTAGCCATTAGTTTGCCTTTCGTTTTATTATTTCATTAAACGCTTTAACAATTTCATTATCATTTTTCATTTTGTTAAATGCTCTAATTAAATGAACAATATCCATTTCACCAATTGGAATATGTTCACCTTTTGATTCCGACAAATATGTTTTATTACATTGATCTGTCATATCAGAAGGTATAGTTCGACCTGCAATTTTACAAATACGAAGTATATCAATTACTTTCATTTACTTTCTCCTTTTTAACACTTTTTATTTTACCAACATTTTTAATAATAGCTGCATTACCTGCAATATGATCGCCTGGCAAACACATACGTTTAGTTCTTTTTTGCCATTCATACCAAGCATTAGTTGCTCGTTTATTTGGATATGCTAAAGGATTATATTTACCTTCCTCATCAACATACATTTCAAATGTTTTATGTTCGTCAGTATAACCACCAACAATTTCAATAGTACTACATCCAATTAATGGATATAATTCTTTAAATGTTGGTTTCTTTTCAAATACGTGTATGTCTTCATTACCATTGTCTTTCCAAAGTATTACATTATACATTTTTATCTCCTGTTTTTTCTTTAAGTTTAGTTAACATCTGCAATCCGTAATCGGCAGCAACACCAATAAAGTATAAGCCCCATATCAATAATGATACAATTCCTACAAATATAAATTTAAATAACTTAAATACTTTAGGTTGGTATGCTGTTAAAAATGTGCGTAGATTATTTATCCAGTTTTTGATAATGGCCATTTTAATATATACCCTTTCGTATTATATATTTCTTTCTAACTTTCTGTTATGCTCTCTCATCAATGGGAGAGCTATATTTAGTGCGTTGTTTATATCCCCCAAGTACAACGCTAAACTTGGTGTTTAGACTAATTAGAGGGAAAACAACTAATCAGCACTAGGATTCTGTAAATTATACAAACTAATTAAATGTTTAACTCTATCGTAAATAGGTTTAGCATCTATTTTATTTGTATCTTGATAAGCTAATACTTCCATTTCAATTAAGTATCTTTTCAAAACTTTTTCTAAAATAAAAATTTCTTTAGAATTTATTTTGATGTTGAGATACTTTATAGTCGTATCTTGCTTCTTCGGCATCTAGTCTATGTTCCTCAATGTCTGCTGGAGAGTCTATTCCAAGAGCAGTAAGTTTTGATATAAATTCATTCATTTCAATTTTGCACTCAGCATAATCAAAATGTAATTTATCTAACTCACTTTGTTTTTCTGCTTTAACTTTTCCCATTTCTCCATCCTTTCTATTTCAATTTGTTCTCTGTATCTTGTGTTGATTTCTTCAACTAAAGCGATACTGTCTTTTGCTAATGATATACCATATAGCAAAATGAATACAATTGATAGTAGCAATATAAAACTCATTTTATCTCCTTTAGTTCCAAAATGTTCTTTTTTCTGCTTCGTCACGTCTAACTACCTTGTAAGGTAATACAACTGTTTTAGGCATATATTTTGCAATGGCAAAACAAAGTCCTAATACAATTCTAATGGGTAACATAATAGCAAACCAAATCCATTTAGCTGCTACATTCATTAACCAATTTTGTATATTATTTAGCATCATATTCTCCTTTCTCTGTTAAGTAATTTATGACTAATGTTTTAACAATCACTGCCATACTTACATTTCTTTTATTAGCATACTTTCTTAAAGCTTCTAATAAATCCACTCCTAAATTCACACCAAACATTCCATACTTTCCTGAAGTAGTATTTTGATGTTTATCAATTATATTATCTATATCTTTTAAATTCATATTAATCCTTTAATTTTATTTTAGTTAATTCCATTGATGCCAAATCAAATATTTTGTCATCTTGAGAACACATATCACAAACAGTTTTGTAAATAGGTTCTTTTTCAAACTTATTATGTTTTAACCATAACATTACAGCAAACATTACGTTATTATATCTGCTTAATAAATAAATTGTATTTTCCATAATATTTCCTTTTATTTAGAATGTTAGTGAATTTCGGCAGCAACACTTATGAATTTTCCAACGCCGAACCTGAAAAATTCAGTCCCTAGCGATAAAAAAAGCCCCATTGTCCGAAGACAACAGGGCTTAATTTTAATTACTTTTCACCAAGAGCTTGTTTAAGTCTTTCAATATTATATTTCTTAAGCTCCTCTGATGATACATTTTTACTAGATGATTTGCTTGGCGGTACAAACTTTTGACCGAAAGCATTTTCAAACTGTAATTTGAAAGCATCTAATATTTTCTCAGCACGCTTAATATTCAATTCCTGAACATTTCTAGTAAATAACCACTTATCAATTTCTTGTGTGGATATTTCTGTGCCTGTATCTGATCTATATGCTTGTTTTAACTTACCCATTGTTTTATCCAATGAGTTCTTACAAGCGTCTAGATGTCTTGCAAATGCACCATAGATTGAATTACAATTCCATTCAGCAATTCTAACCCAATCATTTGAATCTGCAAAAGGCATTATAATACCCTGAAAAAATGCTCTCATAGCATTATCTATTTCAGCAGTATCTAATACATCTTGCATTTCATATACACGATTATCAGAATAATCTCTTTCTCTTAGTTCACTAGCTAACATATATTCCTCCATTAGTTATATTATTTAACTCACTATCTATTTCAGCAACTTTATCTCTATCACCTTTACAGATAGCTTCATCTTTAAGAGTCAACAACTCATTAACTCTCATCTTGTTAGTTTCATCAACAACTAACTCATAGTACTTAACGTAATCCATATAACCTCCTTTGTTTATGATTAACGTAACCCACATCACGTGGTAGCGTACAGTGAACAAGGGGAGTCCTTGACCTGTCAACAGCTTGGCAGGGGTTTACCCCCTGCGGCGTAATTGTTCCTCGTGGACAATTCGCCCTGTTTACAGGTTGAGGGGATTCCTTGTTACACTCGCTTACTCACGTGTGTGGGAGGGGACCCATCAGTGTAAGGAGTAATCTACATCCTACTTATGTGATTACGACTGGTTCGCACCTTTGTCTAAATCAAAGGGCGAAACACTTATGGGGGCATCCTCGCAGACAAATGCTTCCTGCATTTGGCGAGAAGATTCCATATATAGTATTGTGAGTTTGACACACCACTAAAGTGCTGTTATTTTGCTTGACAGTAATAAAATAAAACCCTACGTACTGTTAAGGGAAGAATAACAATTGTGTAGTATGGATGATCTAACAAACAAACAAAAGATGCTCGTTGATACTATCGTAGCAACAGGGTGTTCTATTAAGGAAGCAGCAGAAAAGGCAGGATATTCAAGTAAAGGTAAAGGAGATGCTGGGAGAGTAAGTGCATCTCGCACACTACGATTACCAAAGGTACAGAGTTATATGCAATCAAGGATAGCACAAACTCTAGGACTTGGGGCAGTAAGTGCGAGTAGGAAACTTATCGAACTCTCAAACGGAGCAAGATCAGAGTACGTTCAACTAGAAGCTAGTAGAGATATACTAGATCGTGTAGGTTTAAGAGCACCAGATAAGGTAGCTCACAATATTCAAGGGGATATTAAAATTAATATAGATCTATCGTGAGGCGTTGGTATGCCCACACACAGCTAGACTCCACAGAGTCGGAGGGTGGGGGCAAAATTCATCAGCTTTAGCTGACGAGGGGATGACCTCAAGCATTAAAGGTCAAAAAGGTACGCATTATGGCAAAGGCTAAATTTAAAGATGTAATCAAACACGAGAGTAAAGCTAAATTCAAGAAGACAAGTATTGGTAGAAATCCAAAGATGTCTTCAATGAATAAGTCCAAGAAAAGAACTTGGAAAAAATATATTGGTCAAGGCAAGGCTTAAAATATTTTTTTATCTCCATAAGTGCGTTTAAAATATTTTTATTCCTCTATAGGCTCACAGTCTTTCACACATAGGAGGAAATATGTATTACTTGGTAAAAATATGGAAGTCTGAAGACTTCAAAAGAGAGATTGTATATTCTGCTGATAATGATATACAAGCAATACAAATGGCGAGTGCTGCTACACCAGATGGATGCAGAAGTACATTTGAAGAAATAACAAAGGAGATCTATGAAAAAAGTTTCGAAACCAGCATACAACAAAAAGTCAAAGAAACCACAGAAAGCTAAGAATGGGAAGCAAAGCAAAGCAAAAGGGTACTAGAGTAGAACACAAAGTAAGAAAGTTATTTGAAGAATTAGGAATTAAAGCCAGACGACAACCAATGTCTGGTGCAATTCCTGGACTACCACACGACGTTTATGCAGATGTTATGGGTGGACTATCAGTTGAATGTAAAGCAAGAAAAGGAGCAAAAGGATTTGTTACTATGGAAAAGTGGCAAGGCGGAGCTGACTTGCTTGTTTTAGTTTCTGATTATCAAGAGCCACGTGTACAAATGCGTTGGAGAAAATTTAAGGAGTTATTAGGTTATGTCATTTCTGAACACGCTGTCATTGAAGGACAAGAGAAGACTCAGAACAATAGTTAAGAAAGTACATCTTAAACATTATCCCACTCATATGATTACAGATTATGAGGCAGATAAACTTGTAGAAGCTTTTGGAGAAGAAACAGTTTATAACCTACTTAGAGATAACGTAGGTAAAAATGTCGATTGATTTTAATTATAAACCAGAAGGTAAAACCTTAAAAGAGTTTATGAAGTCTAATGACTTCTTTAGAGGACTACGTGGCCCAGTAGGTTCTGGTAAATCTGTATCTTGTTGCATAGAATTATTTAGACGAGCATTGCTGCAAGAAAAAGGTGCAGATGGCAAACGTAAATCAAGATGGGCAGTTATTAGAAATACAAACCCACAATTAAAAACAACAACCATTAAGACTTGGTTAGATTGGTTTCCTGAAGAAAACTGGGGAAACTTTTCTTGGTCTGTTCCTTATACTCATAGAATCTATAAAGGTGATTTAGATATAGAAGTTATCTTTCTTGCATTAGATAGACCAGAAGACGTAAAGAAATTATTATCTTTAGAACTTACTGGTGTATGGGTTAATGAAGCTAGAGAAATACCTAAATCAATTATAGATGCTTGTACTATGAGGGTAGGAAGATACCCATCTATGAGAGATGGTGGTGCAAGTTGGTATGGAGTTATTGCAGATACCAATGCTCCAGAAGAAGATCATTGGTGGCCAATAATGGCAGGTGATGTTCCAACACCAGATCATATTTCTAGAGAAGAAGCTTTGATGTTAATCAAACCAGATAACTGGAGTTTTTATACTCAACCACCTGCATTGCAGGAAAAAAAAGAAAATGGAATTACTACAGGTTATGAAAATAATCCTCTTGCAGAAAATAAAAAAAACTTAACAGATAAATATTATACTAATATTATTAGAGGTAAAACAAAAGGATGGATTGATGTTTATGTTTTAAATAAACTTGGATCAATTGAAGAAGGTAAACCTGTTTATCCAAACTTTAAAGAAGAACTCCACGTTGCTATAGAAAAATTAGAATTAAATATTCATCAACCTATTTACATTGGAGTTGACTTTGGATTAACTCCTGCTGCTGTCTTTGGTCAAAGACTAGCTACAGGTAGATGGCATATTGTAAATGAGCTAGTATGTTTTGATATGGGTGTTGTAAGATTTTCAGAATTATTAAGAAATGAGATTGCAAAAAATTACAGAGGCTATGAAGTAAATATTTATGGAGATCCTGCTGGAGATTTTAGATCTCAAACAGATGAAAGAACTCCATTTCAAATAATGCGACAAGCAGGATTAAAAGCTACACCAGCTCCATCTAATGATGTTGCATTAAGAATAGAAGCTGTTGATGTTGCTTTATGTAGATTGCTAGATGGTAAACCAGGATTCTTATTAGACAAACAATGTATTAATTTAAAAAAAGGATTTAATGGTGGTTATCATTATAGACGAATACAAACTTCTGGAGATCGTTATGATGAGAAACCAAACAAGAATAGATACTCTCACGTACACGACGCATTACAATATTTAATGATTGGAGCAGGTGAAGGTAGATCTATTCTAGCAGGTAGAACACAATCCAAACCAACAGTAGTCAAAAAAGAATGGGATGTGTTTGCTAAACAAAGACCTAATAAAAGGAGAGTATGGGATTTATTCAAACGGAATGGTTAGTCTATTTCTATGAAGCAGACAATCATCCTTACTCTGATTGGTTAAGATTTTTAAAAAAAGGTTATAAGCATTGTGGAGCTTTGTCATATTACCACGCAAAAGATACTTGGGTACATTTAGAGTTTACCCACGCAGGTATTAAACTATCTTATTTAGATAAAAAGGAAGTTGAAGATACATTTCATTACTTAAGCAATTTTAAAATGTTACGTTGCCCTGTTAGGGATCAATGGCATTTATTAAGGATTAAAGATTTAACCTGCGTATCATTTATTATGAGATTAATTGGATTTTATAAATGGTATATCTTTACTCCATACCAGCTTTATTGTGCGTTGATTAAAGCAGGATATAAGTCATTTTACGAACAAGATGCCAAAACCAAAGAAAAAATCCTTGCAGGAGATCATTGACGAAATGAGAGATTTACAGGCTCAAGAAGATGATTTAATACAAGAAATGGAAAATGGTTTAGGATCTTTAATATCTGATGATTTAAAATTTATAGAAGACGAGGAGAACTAATGGGCGGAGTATTTTCAAAACCATCACCACCACCAAGAGATACTGCTTTAGAAAAGCAATTAGAAGAACAAAGAGCTGCTGAAGAAGCAAGAGCTGCTGCTTTAGAAAAAGAGCAAAGAACCTATAAGCAAAAAGTTGCTAAAGGTATTATTGGTGCTAGATCTTTATTTGGTAAAGCTGGTGGTAGAGGATTTTTTGGATAATGGTAGCAAAGGTTTACCAGAATCCTAAAGGTGGATTAAATGCTAAAGGTAGAGCATACTTCAAAAGAACTGAAGGTGCTAACCTAAAAGCTCCTGTTAAAAAAGGAATTAATCCAAGAAGAATTAGTTTTGCTGCAAGGTTTGCAGGAATGAAAGGCCCAATGAAAGATTCTAAAGGCAGACCAACAAGAAAAGCCTTAGCATTAAAAGCGTGGGGCTTTGGTAGTGTTGAAGCTGCAAGGAACTTTGCAAATAGACATAAAAAGAAATAAAAATGTCTGTGGCAAAAAAAACTAAACCTGCTTTATGGGCAAGAGCAAAAGCTCAAGCTAAAGCACAAATGGGAGGGAAACATAGTGCGAGAGCTATGCAACTTGCTGTTAAGATATATAAAAAAGCAGGTGGAGGCTATAGAGGATCTAAGTCAGGATCTAATAAGCTATCCAAATGGAGTAAACAAAAATGGAGAACAAGTAGTGGAAAACCAAGTGAAGGAAAACGAAGATATTTACCTGAGAAGGCTTGGAAGGCTCTTACGGCTAAAGAAAGGTCTGCAACTAACCAAGCTAAAGCACGTGGAAATAAACAAGGAAAACAATTTGTCAAACAACCAAAAAGTATCGCCGCAAAAGTTAAAAGATTTAGAAAGTAAAAACAATGACTAAAAAATGGATTCAAGCTGCTATTAAAAAACCTGGTGCTTTAAGAAAATCTATGGGAATTAAAAAAGGTGAAAAGATTCCAATGAAAGATTTAAAAAAAGCTGCTAAGAAGAAAGGTAAGATGGGAGCTAGAGCAAGATTAGCAATTACTTTAAAAGGATTTAAAAAATAATGGAATACACATACGAAGATACACCTACAGTAGATACTACAGATAAAGCAACTGCTATCTTACAAAAGTATAAAGAAGCTGTATCTGTTAAAGATCATTGGAGAGAAAAATTTGAAGAAGCATATGAATATTGTCTTCCAAATAGAGAATCATTTTATGATGAATCACCAGGACAAAAAAGAACTGATAAGATCTTTGATGAAACAGCAGTAGTAGGTGTTCAAGAATTTGCATCTAGATTACAATCTGGTATTGTTCCAACATTTGCTAGATGGGCAGATTTCCAAGCTGGTGTAGAAATACCTGAAGAACAAAAATCTCAAGTCAATTTACAATTAGATAAAATAACTGAATACGTTTTTGAAGTATTACAAAACTCAAACTTTAACCAAGAATGTCACGAAGCATTTATGGATTTAGCTGTAGGCACAGGATGTATGTTAGTTGAAGAAGGTGATGCAGTAAATCCAATCAAGTTTACTGCTGTACCTCTACCTAAAATCTGTTTACTTAATGGGCCAGATGGTAAAATAGATACTGTCTATAGAACTAGAAAAGTTAAACCAGAACATATTCAAATACTTTATCCTAAAGCAGTAATGCCTCAATATTTTGATCCGTTAAGACAAAAAAAAGATTTAACTATTATTGAAGCAGTTTACAGAGTTTATGAAAACAATGTTGAAAAATATAAATATTGCGTTGTATTAGAAAATCCTAAAGCAGTAATCTTTGAAGAATATTATACAGGAGAAGGATCAAATCCTTATTTAGTATTTAGATGGAATAAAGCATCTGGAGAAGTTTATGGTAGAGGCCCAATCTTTAATGCAATGGGTGCTATTAAAACTTGTAACTTAACTATTGAGTTAATATTACAAAATGCACAGATGGCAGTATCTGGAGTTTATACTTATGAAGATGATGGTGTTATCAATCCAGATAATATTGCATTAGTACCAGGATCTTTAATTCCAGTTGCACCAGGATCAAGAGGATTAAGTTCAATTCAATCTGCATCTAATTTTGATGTTGCACAATTAGTATTAAATGATATGCGACAAAATATTAAAAAAGCTCTTTATATGGAAACTCTTGGAAGACCAGAAGGTACACCAATGACAGCAACAGAAGTTTCTGAAAGAATGGCAGATCTATCTAGACAAATTGGATCTTCATTTGGAAGATTACAATCTGAGTTTATTCATCCATTATTAAAAAGAATTATTAGAATATTATCTAAACAAGGTAGAATAGAATTACCTAAAGTTAATGGTAGAGAAGTTAAGATAGCTGCAAGATCTCCATTAGCTAAAGCACAACATATGCAAGACATTGCAGATGTAAATAGATTCAATGAAATTATAGCAGGTACTTTTGGTCCACAAATGGTTAATGTAATTATTAATCAAAATGAAACTGCAAAGTATTTAGCTAGTAAAATGAATTTGCCAGAAAAACTTATTCGTGATGAAGAAGAACAAAGGCAAATAGTACAACAGATAAGTCAATTACAAAATCAACCGAAAGAAGGAGAGATACCTCAATAATGAGCTGGGATGGGTTAAAAAATAAAAAACCAATTCCTGCAAAATCTATAGATGGTTACGTAAGATCTGACGAAGATGAACGTAATCTGAATAAAGCATTTGCGGGTTTATTCAAGGGCGATCAAGGCAAGAAAGTTCTTGAGTATATTAGATCTATTACAACTGAAGCTGTTGCTGGGCCAAATATAGACAGCAACCAATTATTTCATTTAGAAGGAATGAGATTCTTAGCAGGTGTAATTCAAACACGTATAAAAAAAGGAGAACAAGATGGTAGATGATAATGCTACAAATCAAGCACCAGTCACCACAGATTCGAAAGAGCAAACTGTTGTGTCTAAACCAGAATATGTACAAGACAAATTTTGGGATGTTGATAGAAAAGAAGTTAATTTAGAAAATTTAGCTTCTAGTTATAATGCTCTTGAAAAAAAACTAGGTTCAAGAACAGAAGACTTGTCTAAACAAATTAGACAAGATATGGAACTTGAAAGATTAAAAAATGCTCCTGAAGCATATAAAGTTAATCTTCCAGAACTTCCAGAGAATGTAGATGTATCTGTATCTGATGATATGGAGATTGTACAATGGTGGAAAGAAACTGCTAAAAAAAATGGTTTATCACAAGATCAGTTTGATGAAGGTGTAAATATGTTCATCAATAATGCTGTATCTGCTTTGCCAGATATAAATGCAGAAATGCAAAATCTTGGTGATAACGCTAAAGAAAGAATAGAAGCTGCTGAGTTATGGTCTAAAAAAAACCTATCTCCTAGTGCTTATAGTACTTTCTCAAGTATAGCTGCTACAGCAGATGGAGTTAAGGCTATTGAAGAAATAATGAAGTTAACTAAAGATAGTCCTATTCCAACAACACCAACTCAAGTGTCTGTTATGCCAGACTTGCAAGATTTAAAATCTATGATGAATGATCCAAGATACTTTGATTCAAATCAAAGAGATCCTTCATATGTCAAACGAGTAACGGAGCTTTATGAGAAAGCATACAATAAAGCGAAACAAGGTTAAAAAACCTTTTCGTTTTAAAAAGCTTAAAACAGATCTACATTGGCTAGATGCTGTATCAGATTCTGGATGGTTATCTGAAGAAGATATGGATAATCAAAAACCTGCTGATGCAATATGTAGCCAAATGTGGATTTATAAAGAAGACGATAAATCAATTACATTATTTGGCACTTATTCATATGATGATAAAGGTAAGTTAGAATTTGGTGAAGTTATAACTATACCTAAAATATGGATTTAATGTGCGTTGTTTAGTATCATAAACAAATCTATTTTTGCAGCAAGACCTTAAAAATGTTCAATGATTGCCCTTAATTGGATAACAATCCTCTGCATTTGTAAGACAATCGGATAAACGTAAACTTAACAACAACAATAAAAAAGGAGCTAATAAATGGCTACATCAATAACAAATGCCTTTATAACTCAATTCGAAGCTGAAGTTCATATGGCTTACCAAAGAATGGGAAGCAAACTAAAAAATTTAGTTAGAAATGTGAACGGAGTAAACGGATCTACTGTTAAGTTTCAGAAAGTTGCACAAGGTTCTGCAAACACTAAAGCAAGACACGCTGAAGTAGTTGCAATGGATCTTTCACACAGCAGTGTGTCAGCAACTTTAACTGATTACTATGCAGCAGATTACGTTGACAAGTTAGACGAGTTAAAGGTAAACATTGACGAAAGACAAGTAGTTGCACAATCAGCAGCTTATGCACTTGGTAGAAAAACTGACGAAGTGATAAGAGATGTGATGGATGCAGGTACTGCTTTCGCAAATAACGTAAACTCAGACGCATCAACAGGTATGTCTTTAGTGAAAGCTAAAAATATGATGGAAACATTCAATGGTAATGACGTTCCAGATGATGGTCAAAGATACTGGGTAGTAGGGCCTAAACAATGGTCTGACCTATTAGGTATTGATCAGTTTACAAGACTAGAATACGTAGGACAAGATGAACTTCCATTCAAAGGTGGTATGACTGCTAAAAGATGGTTAGGATTCTTATGGTTCGTACACTCTGGTTTATCTAAACCATCAAGCGATAGATACACACTAGCTTTCCACAAATCATCTGTGGGATTAGGTGTTGGATCTGACGTTAAAACTGAAGTGAACTACATTCCAGAAAAAGTATCACACTTAATTACATCTATGTTATCATTAGGTGCAGTTGAGATTGACTCTAATGGATTAAGAGTTCAGAAATGTGCGGAGTAATAGGAGGATAATATGGCATACGCAACAGACAACCCAATCAAAAAGATTGCTGAAGCTGGTGGTAACAGTATTTTCTTCTATATAGACGGAGATGCAATTGGAACTATTAGTGGTTCTGGTTACTTCAACTCAGCATATAATCAATTAAAACAAGGTGACATTATTATTGTTACTTCTGGAGTTGGTGGAACAATAGCAGCAGACGTGCTATCTGTAACATCTGCATCTGGAGCAGCAACAGTAACTACTGTAGCTTTGGCTTAATAATATATATATTTGGGGGCGAGGAAACTCGCCCTCAATTTAATAAAGGATTTTAATGGCAACAAGTAAAGTAGATATATGTGCAAGAGCTTTAGTAATGATAGGTGCTCAACCTATATCTTCTTTTTCAGATGGTAGCACTGAAGCTCTCGTTGCATCAAATGTTTATGAAGATATTGTTCAATCTTCTTTAACTAGACATAGATGGAAATTTGCTACTAACCAAAAACAATTATCATTATTAGCATCAGCACCAGAAGGTAGATATGATTATGCTTATCAATTACCTGCTGATCCTGGAGTATTACAAATTATTACAGTAACAGTTAATGACTATGTTATTCCATATACAAGATACAAAGATAAAATTTATGTAAATACTTATGGTGGAAACAATACTTTAATATTAGATTATATTTACAGAGTAGAAGAAGATTACTTTCCAGCTCATTTTAGATTAGCTTTAGAATATGAACTTGCATCTATCTTTGCAGGATCTGTTGCTAGAGATGCTGGTATGATTAGAGAATTTAAAATGTTATCTGATAGACAATTTTTAATATCTAAAAATATTGATACATCAGAAGTAACTACTAGAAAACTTGATACTTCAAGATTTATTAACTTAAGAAACTCTACAAGAACTGATGTCTAATGGCAAGAACACTAAAAACTGTATTAACAAACTTTTCTTCTGGAGAACTTAATCCATTATTATCTAACAGAATAGATACACCTGCTTATGCTAATGGTGCTAAACAATGTAGAAATTTTGCTTTATTAGCAGAAGGTGGAGTAATGAGAAGACCAGGTACTTCTTATCTTGCAACATTACCTGCTGAATCTAGATTAATTCCATTTGTATTTTCTGATGATGAAATAGCTATTATAGTGTTATCAAATAATAGAATGGATGTTTACGATATTAGTGGTACACCAATTGTATCTAATTACACTACAAACTGTAATTGGACTACAGCTCAATTATTTGAATTAAACTTTGCACAATTTGGAGATACAATATTTGTAACTCATAGAGATAATCCAATTAGAAAAATATTTAGATCATCTGCAACAACATTTACTGTATCTGAATTTGCATTTGGAATTGATGAAGATACTCCTGCTGTTTCTGGAGTTAATAAAATATATGCACCATTTTATAAATATGATGATTCTACTGTTACAGTAACCTTATCTACTGGTGCTACAGGAACTGGAAGAACTGTAACAGCAAGTGCTCCAGTATTTGTTCCAGATTGTGTTGGTCACTATTTAGAAGTTGATGGATCACAAATGAAAATTACTGGCTATACTTCTGCAACTGTTGTAACAGTTACTATTATTGAAGCTGTATCTGCTGGAGCTGGGCCACATTTTAATTGGAAAGAAGAAGCAATTTCTGATCATAGAGGTTATCCTCAAGCAGTAACATTTCATAATAATAGATTATGGTTTGGTGGTCTTAAATCTAGACCTGCTGGAATTTTAGCATCAAGAATATCTGAATATTATAATTTTGATGTTGGAGCTGGTGATCCAGACGAAGCAATAGATTTAGATATTGCAGGTTCAGAAGTTAATGAAGTTAGACATATGTTATCTGGTAAAGATCTACAAGTATTTACAGATGGTGGAGAATATTACATTCCTAGAGCAACTGATAATACTATTACACCTGCTAACGTATCTGTATTAAGACAAACACCTTATGGTATTAGTAGAACAGCACCTGTAATGTTTGATCAAGCAGCAGGGTTTGTTCAAAAGAATGGTAAAGCTGTTAGAGAATTTATTTATTCTGATATTGAAGATGGATATAAATCTACATCAGTATCAATACTTGCACAGCATTTAATTGATAACCCAAAACAAATTGCAGTTATTAAAGGTAACTTTACTAGACCAGAACAATATGCTTTTTTCTTAAATAATGGTTCTACATTACCAGGAACATTTGCAGTGTTTCATTCTGTTAGAGATGAAAAAATTGCAGGTTGGAGTTTATGGTCAACAAGAAATGATGATTACTTTCAATCTATAATTGCTCTTAATGAATACCTTGTGTGTATTGTTAAAAGACAATTAAACGGATCTACAGTTTATACATTGGAATTATTTGCTGATGATGATAGTAATACATTAGATATGAAAACTATTTCTACTGTTAATCAAAAAGGTACACCTTTGGTTCAAGGTGGTAGCCAAACAGGTTCAGTATTAAAAGTAGATGGATTAACATCTGATCCACAAATTAATGAAACATTTACTATAGCTGGTGATTCTACTGAATATATTATACAAGCAGTAACTAATAATGGTGGAGGATCTTATGACCTTAACCTTAATACTGCTTTAGCAGTTACACCTGCGGACAATGCAGTAATTACTTTAGTAAAAGGATTTTTACATAATGTTAATGCAATTTATACTAATGAATCTATTAATGCTATAGAAGGTAACAGTTCTCTTGGTGCGTTTACTGTATCTGCTACTAACACTATTACTTTAAATACTGCCAGAGCATCTGGATTAAAAATTGGATTTAATTATATACCGATTATAGAAACTATGCCTATTGATAAAGAATTAGCTGAAGGGCCATTAACAGGATTACCTAGAAGAATCTCAAGAGCCATCATTGATCTTAACTCTGCATTAGATTTAACTGTCAAAGCTGCTGATACAACCGCAAAATCATTAGTAGTACAGCAAGTTAATTTTACTGGTGGTTCTGACCTAACACCTATTACATCTAAAAAAGAATTTTTCTTTTTAGGATATGACAAAAGTCCAACAGTAACTTTATCGCAAGATGATCCATTACCAATTAAAATATTAGGTATGTCAGTGGAGGTAGTATTCGCATAATGAGTGCAGATCCAGTAACATTAGCAGTAATTAGTTTTGGAGTACAAGCTGTAGGTACATATCAGCAAGTACAATATCAAAAAGCTATGACAAAAGCTCAGTTACAAGAATATGAAACTGAACGTAAAGTTAATCAATTAAAAGGATTACAAGATGCTAATGATGTAAACGAAGCTGCTGAAAAAAAGAAAAAAATTAATAGAGCTATTGTAGCAGGTTCTGGTTATTCTGATGATAGTAGAAGTTTTTTAGCTGTTCAAAGTGAAATAGATAGAATAGCTACAAAAGATGTTAGTACTATAAAATTAAATACTGCTAGATCTGAATCTAAATTACAATCTGCTATTTATACAACTAAAGTTATGGGTAAAGCACAAGAGTATGGTGCTTATACTAAATTAGCAGTAAGTGGATTTAAAACAGCAGCATACGCACAATCATATAAAAGTGGTAAAGGACAATATGACACTGGAGTAGATAGTGATATTACTAAATTAGCTAAAATAAGAACTGCTACTGAAGGATCATTTTAATGGCATTAAAAACAGGTAAACAAATTACAACATCATTAGAAACAGGTAAAAAATCTGTTAATCTTAGAGCATCTGTAGCTGATAATATTGGTATTCCAAAATTTCCAGACACTACTATTTCAACAGAAATTTTATCTGGTGCTATTGATGTTATTGATACATTTAGAAAAAAAGCTGAAGTTGACGATAAAGTAGATTGGCAATATCAATTTAATCAAACATCAAGAGATCATTATTTAAATTTAAAAGATAAATACAAAAATGATCCTGATGCAATGAAAAATGCAGTAGATAATTATTCTAAAACTGTATTAGGAAATACACCATCAGCATATAAGTCTATTGCAGAAAATATATTAGCACAAAAAAACTTAGCTAATATGGCATATGCTACAGCTAATTATAATGCTTTAAAAGATGAAGCAGCAGTTAATGGTTGGTTAACTACAAAACAAAATACAATTAGTGATACAGGATCTACATTAGATACTATTACTATGAGTGATGCACCTGCTATGAATATTAATTCATATATTGGCAACACTACATTTAAACAAGTA